AGTTCCTGAGTCTTATAGACAGTTTTTATATAATTTAACTACATCTCATGATTTTGATTGGAGATGGTTTGACTATTCGAGTTATGATTCAACAGACAAAATAACTCAATTAGTCCATCCTTTGTTTTTAAATAATACTACTGTCTCTAAGCATTATGAATCTTTTAAGAGTTTACTTTACTTCTTTGAAGATCGTACTGGAATACAGATTAAAAATATTCTTAAATTAAAAGTTAATTTAAAACCACAAACAAATGTATATAGTGAAGAAGAGATAGATGCTAGTATACATAAAGATATGCTTGAAGATAACAACTACATCAGTATTGTTTACTATATAAACGATAGTGATGGAGATACAGTAGTTTATGATGAAGATAAGAAAACTGTTGTAGAGTCAATGACTCCCTCTTCAGGAGGATGTATTTATTTTAATTCTAACCAATGGCATAAAGCAACTCCTCCAAAAGAAACATCTAAGAGGTTAATTGTTAATATTGTCGTACAAGTATAGGAAAAATTATGGCTAAAATACTACTGATTGACATAGAAACATCTCCAAATTTGGCAACAGTCTGGGGGATCTGGCAACAGAATATCTCTTTAAACCAACTACTAGAATCTTCTTCAACTTTATGCTATGCAGCGAAATGGTTAGGTGAAGATGAGGTTATGTTTAAGAGTGTTCAGAATACGACATATAAGCGTATGTTAAAGTCAGTACATAAGCTAATGGATGAAGCAGATGCCATCATACATTATAATGGGAGTCGATTTGATATACCAACTCTAAATAAAGAGTTTTTAATTGCAGGGATGCCCCCTCCATCTCCTGCTAAACAGATTGATTTACTTTCTGTAGCTAGGAAACAGTTTAGGTTTGTTTCTAATAAACTTGATTATGTATCTCAAGCATTAGGATTAGGTAAAAAGACAGATCATATGGGACATGAGCTATGGCTTCGTTGTATGAATAAAGACAAGGAAGCTTGGGCTATTATGGAGGAGTATAATAAGAATGATGTTATACTTCTTGAAAAAGTATATGGTAAGTTTAAAGCTTGGTGTAAAAACCATATTAACTTATCATTATTTTCTGAAGATGGAGAAGTCTGCCCAAACTGTGGTGGACACCATCATCAGAAGAGAGGTTTTTCTTACACAAATTCTTCTAAATTTCAACGCTATCAGTGTCAAGAATGTGGTAATTGGTTTAGAGGAAAACAGAATCTAGCTAGTAAAGCAGGAGGTAAGTTTGTAAATGTCTAAGAAAAAAGCAACAGAAATACAAATAGGTGGACAGCATTATAGCAAGTATGCGATACAACCTACGGAGTTTATCTTTAAAAATAACATTCCTTTTATAGAAGGTAATATAATTAAATATATTATTAGACATAGAGATAAGAATGGAGCAGAAGATATTCGTAAAATTAAACACTATTGTGATCTAATATTGGAACTTGAATATGGTACTAACACTTGAAGAACTAAAAGAAAAAGTAAAAGAGCAGATCAATGAAGTAGATTTGTTAGAAATATTAGAGGTAACTTCAGAAGATTTAGTAAATAGATTTGATGATCTTATCGAAGAAAAATATGATATACTACTAGAAATTGTCGATGTTCGAGATCCTTTTACCACCGATTAATTTATATAACTACTACAAAAGAGGGAAATATATGGACAAAAGTCAAAAAGTCTTATCAGACATAACTATATTTAATAAATATGCTAAGTATGTTCCAGAGGCTCAACGAAGAGAGTCTTGGGAAGAATTAGTACAAAGAAACATGGCTATGCACATTCGCAAATATCCACAATTAAAAGAGGAAATTAAAAATGTCTACAAATTTGTTTTTAATCGTCAAGTATTGCCTTCTATGCGTTCTTTACAGTTTGGAGGTACTCCTATTGAGCTTAGTAATAATCGTATGTTCAATTGTGCTTATTCCCCTGTCGATCATCCTGCCGTTTTCAGCGAAACCATGTTTAATCTACTTGGCGGAAGTGGCGTGGGCTTTAGCGTACAGAGAAGACATACAGATAAACTCCCTACTATCATTGGTCCATCAGAGAAAACGAGGAGATTTCTTATAGGAGATTCTATCGAAGGTTGGGCAGATGCTATTAAAGTATTAGTGAAAGCTTATACATTAGGTAAATCTGATCCAGACTTTGACTTTAGAGATATTAGACCTAAAGGTAGTCGATTAATTACTTCAGGAGGGAAAGCTCCTGGACCTGATCCATTAAGGATCTGTTTAGATAAATTAAGAGCTGTTATGAATAATGCAATAGGTAGAAAGCTACAGCCTATTGAAGTTCATGATATGGTTTGTCATATAGCTGATGCTGTGTTATCAGGAGGTATCCGTAGAGCAGCCTTAATTAGTTTATTTGATAAAGATGATTTAGATATGTTATCAGCTAAGTCAGGAGCATGGTGGGAATTAAATCCTCAGAGAGGAAGAGCTAATAACTCAGTGGTTTTAAATAGAGATGAGATTACAGAAGAACAATGGTTTTCTATTTGGAAACGAGTAGAGAGTTCAGGTTCAGGTGAGCCTGGAGTATTTTGGACTAATAACTATGATGTAGGGACTAACCCATGTGCAGAGATTAGTTTAAGACCTAACTCTTATTGTAATTTAGTAGAAGTCAATGTCTCTGATGTTACGACACAAAAAGAATTAAATGATCGTGTAAAAGCGGCTACATTCATTGGAACATTACAAGCAGGTTACACTGACTTCCATTATTTAAGAAATGTTTGGAAAGAAACTTCTGAAGAAGATGCTTTACTTGGTGTAAGTATGACAGGGATAGCTTCAGGAGGAGTTCTACACCTTAATCTAAAAGAAGCGGCTGAAGTAACTATAGAGGAGAATAAGCGTGTTGCTAATATTATCAATATTAAACCATCTGCTAGGATTACTACTGTTAAGCCTGCTGGAACTACTTCACTTGTTCTTGGAAGCTCTAGTGGTATTCACGCTTGGCATAATGACTATTATATCCGTCGTATGCGTGTGGGTAAGAACGAACCTTTGTACCAGTATATGATTGAGAACTTCCCTAAATTAATTGAAGACTGTGCATTTAAGCCTCATTTAGAAGCCGTCATGTCCTTTCCTCAAAAAGCTCCAGAAGGAGCTATATTAAGAACAGAATCTTATCAAGATATTTTAGAGAGAGTTAGACGATTTAACATTGATTGGGTAGGCACTGGTCATGTGAGAGGAGATAACAAACATAATGTATCTTGCACAGTATCATTGAAAGATGATGAGTGGGAAGATTGTGGTAGATGGATGTGGGAAAATAGATACCATTACACAGGTATATCTGTTCTTCCATATGATGGAGGTACTTATACTCAAGCTCCATTTGAAGACTGTGATGAACAGACTTTTAATGAAATGTTTAAGCTTCTTAAAAACATTGACTTAACTCAAGTGATTGGGGAAGAAGATAATACAGAAGCTAAAGACAATGTGGCTTGTTCTGGCGGTGCTTGTGAAATTAACTAGGAGATAATATGAATTTTTATTTTGGTTGGGAGTTAATTATGGGGTTTAATGTCGGTATTGAGATAGTAGATCCTAGTAAATTACAAAATCCATCTACTGGATGGATCTTATTAGTTGATCTAGGAATAGTTAGATTAATGCTAGAAAAAGAGGGAGAATAATCTCCCTTTTTTTATAAGGTTGGAATAGTAAAGTTAAATCCTTGCTCAGCTCTAATAGGAGCTTCACCTGCAATAACCCCTGTTAAACCATCTTTAATAAGGTCAGCGATAACTTGTTTACGCTTTTCAACAGAAATTTGTTTAGGAAGCTGTTGAATTTTCTTTGTAATGTCTATAATAGATTGTCTATCTAATACACCTGACTTCTCAATAGCAGGTCTAAGCCTATTAAATTCACTAATCATATCATCAGGGGAAATATTATTTCCTACTTGTTTACCCTTAACTGACACAGTTTTACCAAAGTTTCTAAAGTGTTGAGTAATTGCATTAGCAAACTCTACTTTACCTTGAGGAGACTTAGCTATGTTATCTAAAGCAGCCTGAAATTGCTTGTCACTATACTTAAATCTAGAAAATACCATTGTAGGAATACTATCTCTAGCTGCTGCGATAAACTCCTGTTGTTCAATTTCTTTTAATACCTTATATGTATTTGTATTAGCATATCTTTCTAGGTAGTCTCCAAAATAACTTTTTAATACTTTTTGAGCATCTGTAGAAATTAATTGTTTTACTTCATTACCTACAGTGTATTGTCCACCATTTTGAATAAGATTTAATATATCAGTTTTTGCTGAATCTCTTAACTTAGGATTAGGACTGTTTTGATTCTCAAGAATCTTCTTAAGATTAGCATATTCTTTAGGTGATATTAACTTTCTTTCTTTAAGAAGATTTACTTCATCCATAAAGGATTTACCTTCAGCAGAGTTAATGAAGGTATTTGGTTTTTTTAAAGTAACTTGTACATCAGGGGATTTTACTCCTGTTACTCCTGTGTATGGAGAAGGTTGTCCAGGAATTGTTTGAACCTCATCTATTAATCCTTTAGCAACATCATCTATATCACTATATAATTTTTCTCTATAAAGGTCAGAAGCTTTCTTTTCACTAGAACCTACTAAACCATATTGATCTTTTAATAATGCTTGGGCTTGATCTGAATTTTTAGTAGTGTACATACCATCAAAAGTATTTTTACCAAATAACTTTTCTTTAGCTTTTAAAATAATTTTATCTTCTTCGGAAAAGTTTTTTAAGCTTTTATTTAAGACAAGTCCTAAATCACTATTCATGAATAATTTATTAATAGCAAATCCACCTAATTTTTTAATAGCCATAGGTAGCTCACCACCAAGCATCTCTACTGCAAAGGTAGTAATAGGACGATTACCATATGCTCTAGAGATTTCTCCTGCTACTCCAGAAGCAAATCCTGCGACCCCTCCTCCTAAAGCTCCGCCAGGAACAGGTAGAGCAAATCCAATCCCCATTCCTGCTAGTGTAGAAGCTCCTATTCTACCATAACTTGTTTCTTCAGGGGTAGTTGGAGTTGTTATAGATTCCCACCATGTGGGTTCTTTTTGAGATAAAGCTTCAGCAGCAGCTGAATCTATCTCTTTTTTAGAAATAGAAGGTGCAGAAACATCTTCCCAACCACTATCTATATCTTCCCAATCATTCATTATTTAGCCTTTCTTTGTACTTTACCATTAGTTATTCGATAATCAAATTTATCAGGTTCATAAGGAAGATTATCTTTTTTTAATAGCTCTTCTACTGAAGGAGTTGGTGTTTTAGATGTTTGAGGTAATTTATCATTATTTTTACCTAAGAATGCTTTAAACTCGTCTAATGTTGCAGGTGGATTATTGTAATCTCCTCCTGCTTGTATCCATTTTTGAGAATTTTCTACATACTCATTGAATGCTTGTAAAGCTGATTCATATCTTTGTTTTACTGCATTTAAGTTCTTTCTCAAAGTATCTTCATCTAAACTTTGATTTAAACTCTTAATTGTCTTTTGTAATAGATCTAATTCTCGAACAGCTACTTGACCTAAAGCTCCACCAGTTTTACTTTGATCTCGCATTTGTTGTAGTCTATCAAAACCAATGTTAGCTATAATGTTATCAATAGTTTCTTTTAGAGCAAAGGCTTGAGATTGAGGTAGATTTTTAGTTGCTGCTCCTGCTAAACCTGTTGTCGCAGGACTTACTAAAGCAAGAGCTTCATCTACTGATTCTATAACTGTAGATACAGAAGCACTTCCAGAAGAAGCATTTGAAACTGCCTTATTAAATTCATTTACTTTTTCTACCCATTTTTCACTACCTTCTAAGTATTTAATAGAAT